TATGAATGCAAAATATAATGTAGTGTTTGAATTGCTGCTGTATATGTAAAATATGGGAGTAAAATTGTTTTATAGCATAATAGAAAAAATATTTGTATGTATTGATTTAAAATATAATTGAAATAGTAACTTTGAATATTGAAATATCAATTGAAATTGTAACTTTAAATATTGAAGTATCAATTGACGGAAATAATATAAAATATAATTGAAATTGTTTGGTCGAATTGTATTTAGGTATATCTATGAGGATGCTGTGAATGAGATCGGCCTTGCCAAGCTGTCTCTGCCCGAGATCGGCTATCAGGTCATTACCCTCAACGCCTCCGGCCTGATGGGTACTATCGAGGTCCCGCTGATGGGGATGCTGAACAACATGGAGCTGGGGCTGGACTTCCTCAGCACCTCCGATCCCGCGAACTTTGCCAAGATGATGGAGCCGCGCAAGCACCAGATCGAGGCGCGGATCGCGGAGGAGAACTGGGACATCGAGGACGCTGAGGTGGGTGTCTGGGCACCCAAGCACGTCTTTATCGCCCGGCCCAAGACGATGACCCCCGGCGACATTGCCCCCGCCACCGCCGCCAACGCCAACGGCCGCATGACGGTGTACTACTGGGCCGCCTACCGGGATGGCACTCAGCTCTGGGAACTGGACAAGCGGAACATGAAATGCGTCATCAACGGCGTGGACTACATGGCCGACGTCCGCAAGGCGCTGGGATACAGCTAAAAACGAACGCCCGGTGCGCGGCTGCACCGGGCGTTATTCGGCAATATGAAAGGAGTTTTTCTTCATGAAGGATGAAAAGCATACCTCCCTCGAGGATACGGCCGGGCAGGCGGAGCAGGTGGAGAAGGAGGCCCAGGCCCAGAAGGACAACGTCATCTACACCCATGTGTTTCAGGAACCCTTTACTTATCAGGGTGAAACCTATGAGAAGCTGTCCTTCAACTGGAAAAGCCTCAGCGGCAAAGACAGTGTTGCCATTGAGCGGGAACTTCTGAATCGGAATATTACAACCGTCATTGCACAGTTCACGCCTGAATATCTGGCGGCAATGGCGGCGCGGGCCTGCACGTACCGCAATGATGACGGCTTCCGGACGATCACCACAGAGGCGCTTTACGAGATGCCCATTTTGGAGTTTAGAGCGATCTGCGACACGGCGCGCCGTTTTTTACTGCGATCGGGGTCAAGGCGGGCGATGGAGGATGCTGGCTCCAAAAACAATGCCTGATCCTGGCAAGAAATAACAGCACGCCAGCCTTTGAATGGCTGGCGCTGCCATTGTTGGAGTTAGGCTCGTGGATCAGGGCCAATAACGAGATCGAGGCCGAGAACGAACAGCGAAGAAGGGAGGCGGCAAGCAGACGTGGCAAATAGAAAAGAGTATGAGATGCTGTTTGCGCTGAACGCTTCTCTGAATGGCAATTTCCAAGGGACTTTCAGTAAGGCGCAGCAAGAGTTTTCCAAGCTGGGCAGGGAGATCCAGGACCTCCAGAAATTGCAAGCCAATGTTTCCAGCTACCAGAAGCAGGAGCAGGCTATCGCCGCCACCACCACGAAACTCTCCAACCTTCAACAGCAGCATGATCTCCTTCAGCGGGAGATCAACAAGACTACCGCCTCCACCGCCGGCCTGGAGCGGGAAAAGCTGAAATTGGAGCAGCGCATCAAGGATACCGAGACTGCACTGGACCGGCAGAAGCAAAAACTGGAAGCTACCAGCCAAAAGCTCCAGGAGGCCGGTATTGATACGTCCAGTCTTGCCCAGGCAGATGCCCGGCTCACGGAGCAGATCAAAGAGCTGCAAGTCCAGCAGGACCGGGCTGCCGACAGCGCAGACAGCTTTGGCCGGCAGGCGGCCCAGGGCATCGAGGCGGTACAGAGCGCTATTGCAGCGGCAGGCATCGCAGATGCTTTAGGCGAAATCAAGGACGCTTACCTGGAATGTGTTGTAATCGCAGCGGATTTCCAGGAAGGCATGAGCAACGTGAAAGCCCTTTCCGGCGCCACAGCCCAGGAAATGGCCGAGCTGACCGCCATGGCCAAGGAGCTGGGCGCGGAGACAAAGTATACCGCCCGGGAATCCTCCGAAGCCATGGGCTACATGGCAATGGCCGGGTGGGATGCCCAACAGATGATCTCCGGCATGGACGGCGTAATCAATCTGGCCCGCGCTTCCGGAGAGGATTTGGCCCTGGTATCCGATATTGTCACCGACAATCTGACTGCCTTTGGCCTCACCGCCGCCGACACAGCGCACTTTGCGGATGTTCTGGCCGCAGCGGCCACCAAGTCCAATACCAGCGTCAGCATCATGGGCGAGACCTTCAAACAGTCTGCCAGTGTTGCCGGTGCGCTGGGTTACAGCATCGAGGACGCAGCTGTTGCAACTGGTCTGATGGCGAACGCCGGCGTAAAGGGGAGTATCAGTGGTACCGCGCTGAAAAATACCTTCAACGGGCTGCTGGAGGGCGTCACGCTTACCAGCGCGGCCTTTGGCGAATATGAGTATTCCGCTGTCAGGACCGACGGTACCATGAAGGATTTCGCCGGAACCATCAACGAGCTGCGCGGTTACTTTGAGCAGATGACCGAGGCTGAGCGCGTCAACAACGCTATGGCGATTGCCGGACAGCACGGATACAACGGTCTGCTGGCGATTTTGAACGCCACCGACGAAGATTACGCATCTCTTACCAACAGCATCAACAACTGTTCCGGCGCTGCCCAGCGCATGGCCGAAATCAAAATGGATAATCTCAACGGCCAGCTAGCTTTGATGAACTCCGCATGGGAAGCAGTCCAAACCACTATCGGGGAGCAGTTCAACCCTGAGCTTCGGGATTTGGCCGAACTTGGTACGGATGTCCTGACCTGGATCAATACCTTTGTGCAGGAGCATCCCAGTTTGGTCAAGGGGATCACGGTTGCCGCAGGCGCTTTTGGCGCGGCAACCGTAGCGATTACCGGCGTTACTGCTGCGATCAGGGTGGCAAATGCCGCGGCCGCGATCTTCACGGGGACGATGGGCGTTGCTGTCGGGCCGGTTCTGGCGGTTGTCGCTGCCGGTGCGGCACTGGCTGGCGTCGCGTATGCCATTGGGGACGCCTATAAGGTCACGGCGAATGAAAGCTATGAGCTGACTGCCGCTTCACGGGAACAGCACGAGCAGCTGGAGGAGCTGAACGCGGAGTATGAACAGACTGTGGGGCAGTTCGGGGAGACCTCCTATGAGGCGCAGTCTCTTCGTTGGCAAATCGACGATCTAACGGCCAGCTATGAGAGCGGGAAGCAGACCTTCGAGGAATACCAGGCCGCCCACGAAGCGGTCATGGACAGCTACCGTGACGCTGCCGCAGCCAGAGAGGCGGCAAACGCCAGTCTGGATACGGAAACAGCGGGCACGGATGCGCTGATCGGTAAGCTGGCAGAGCTGACCTCCAGTTCCGCAAAGGCGGCAGAGAGCCAGGATGCCATCCGGGCTATCGTAGATCATCTGAATGAAACGCTGCCAAATCTGAATCTGAATTACGACAGCGTGATCTCCGGCTCCGAAGATTTTATCGGAAGTCTGAAAGAAATGGCCCAGGCAGAAGCGGAAGCCAGACGCATGGCCCAGGACTACGAGAACTATGTCAACGCCTTGCAGCAGCGCGGCATACTGGGCACTCAGAAGGATGACGCGGCGGAACAGGCCCGGCTTGCCGCTGAGGATTACGAATCGGCCCGTGCTGCCTACAATCGCGCTAAAGAACCCTATATGCGGCGCTCCGCTGTAGTCAGTACGCCGGAAATTTCCCAGACAAAAGCGGATATGGAGGCCGCAAAGGAGCAGCTGGACGCCTACAACGCCATTCTGGAGGAAACTACAGCAGCCTATGAAGAGAACGAGGCCGCTCTGGCTGAATTGGAGGGGACCTTCCAGGAATACCATGCGGCCCAGGCGGAAGCAGCGGATGTTACCCCTGCGATGGAAAGCACGATTGCCTCCGTCCGGACGCAGATTGAGCAGCTGACGATTGCCTACAACGAGGCATATACGGCTGCCGAAGAATCTATCTCCGGACAGTACAGCTTGTGGGATGAAGCGGCGGATGTCGTTGCTACCAGCGCCAGTTCCATCAATGCGGCCCTGGAAAGCCAGATCACCTACTGGGAGAACTATAACGCCAATCTGGCGTCCCTGGGTGAGCGCAGCGCCGATATTGCGGGCCTCAGTGAAATGATAGCCACCTTCGCGGACGGGAGCTCAGACAGCGTCAACGCGATTGCCGGCATGGCAAGCGCAAGCGACGAGGACCTGCGGACGATGGTTTCCAAGTGGCAGGAGTTACAGGATCAGCAGTCCGAAACTGCCGGTAGTCTGGCGGAGCTCGTGTCCGGATTCCCGGAGCAGGTTGCCGGGCTGCGCACGGCCATGGAGGATGGCGTGGAGGGCATGAGCCTGCCAGACAAGGCCCAGGAGAGCGCCCGCAGCACCATCCAGGCCTTTATTGATGAAGCGGCCAACATGCTCCCCGTGGTCCAACAGGCCTATGCGGAACTGGGGCAGACCGCCGCCAACGCACTAGGCCTGGATCTCCACTATACCAGCCGCGGGCACAGCGGGGACGCTGGGGACCATCTGGCGGCTATTCCTCCGGTGTCAGC